TTGTACTTGAAGTAGAACGGATTTGCCGTGGTAATCTGGTTCTGGATTACCGGGCGGATCTTGTCGAGCAGCGCAGTTAGGCGGGCGTTATAGGTACGAGACAACGTAGTAGCGCCCATAAGTCTTTCCTTTTCAAGCAGTTACAGACGCTTCAGCTTTGCGTGCGGCTCTTCTGAATGCGATTGCTTCTGCATTTCGTTTGTTTACAGGTAAATGGAGTTGTGGGTGCTTCCTGTCGCAGCAGCCCACAAGGTTTCTACGTCTCCCTTGGCCGCTGCGTGTGTCGTCTTCGGAGTGGTTCTAGCTGGTGCCTACTGTTGTTTCAGGGCTGTGTCTCTGTGTCGCCCACCGCAACCGTATTGTGTCGCCTAACCGCTCTTGGACTGGTCCGCGAACCTTCATATACAGACTAACAGAAGTACTGTTGTTCTTGTCAAGACAAAAAAATAGGCCACCCTCTCGGATGGCCTATTGTGAGAGTCGATTGTTTTATCGACCCTCTTCATTCTCCAATTCAGCCATAGCGAAATCAAGTGCCTCTGAGATATTTTTCGCCTTCGGGATTTTGCTTACCGGCTTTACTGTTCCGCCACGTCCAGACGTTCCTGTTGGCTCACGGTCCCTACGGTTAGCCGAGATCCTATTCGCTAGCCTTGAGCTTGCCGTAGTTGTCTGCTGTCTGCCGGCAGTTCGTCCCATCCTGGCCGATACGATATCATGGAGGGTGTCTAGGTACTCTTGTGGGCTCATCCTACCGGGGACGATCCTGCCTGAGTTACCAAGGTCAATGATCGCCCTTTCCATCTGGGGAGAGAGATCCTTATGCCTCGACTTGAAGTTCTGCTCTTCGACAACCATGCGGGCCTGTTGACCTTCGCTAGAGATGCGACCGAGAGCGTCTCTGAGAGGAGCGACCTCGGTAGACAAGCGAGCGCCCAGAAGCTGCTGGCCCCACTTGTCGAAGACAGCACGAACCTTTGGCCCGATTTGCTCCCCGAAAAGCTCCTCAAGCTCCTTGCCTGGGTCTACTTCTGGCTGTGCTTGCGCCTGCTGTTTGTAGTCCACCACATCCTTGCCCAACTGCTGGGCAATCGCTCGCAGAACACCCACCGGATCCTTCTCGTAGGCCTGTCCAAGCTGCACAAGCTGAGAATGCTTTGCCGTACTGGTATTGTAGCCACGCATCAACTGCTTACGCAGCTTGTTCATTGCGGGGTTGGCCTTGATTTCTGCCAACTGCTCAGCCGTTAGCTGGTCGAAGATGTCAGAGGGATCCGGCTCTTCCTCTTCCTCGGTCTCTACCGCTGGATCGCTTGTGCGGTCGGGAAGCTCTTCGGCGCTATCCTCCTCCTCGTCCTCTTCGTCTAGGAGAGACCCTTCTTTGGGCTCATCTTCGGTAGACTCTTCGGATTCTGTAGTCTCCTCAGTAGTCTCCTCGGTAGTCTCGTCTTCGTCTTGAATGTCATCAACGACGGCATCAATCGCATCACTTATGGTCTGTCCCACAAATCCTCCTGAAATAGCGGCTTATGCGCCGCCAGCATTATATTGATTGTTCGCCATCCCGGCTATGCTGTTCTCGTTGCCTCTTGCTGCCGCCTTTGAAACACACTGACCTTTTGCATTCATTGTCTGGCCTGGAGGGCACGCCCCAGGCTTCGCGGCACCGCCCCCACCTGTAATCGCTGGGGCTGCTGGGGCAGTTGCGTTCTTCTGGTCTGCGCGGAATCCCTGGAATGTATCTGGGGCCTTCCCGTCTGACTGCCCCCACCATAGACCGCCGCCAGCGAGAGACTGGGCCTTGTTTTGGCTCTGCTGATCTGCATTAGCACCAGTGCCCCCCATCTGGCGGTCCTCTCCAAGCCCGAATAGGTTGTTCCCTTGGTTGTACGTTGCATTCTGCCCAGTATTGAACTGGTTAACCAGCATGTCCTGCATTGGATTGCCGGTCATGCCCAACTGATTCCCGAAGGTTGTCGGAGCTACTGGTGCGGCAGGCTGGCCACCGCCACCGCCGCCACCTTGGGCTGGGCCACTAGCTCCGTAGTTACCAACATCACCAGTTCCATTCATATTGGGTGGAGTATTGGGGCCTCTCTCGTCTGGCTTGTCTACGGGGTCTCCGAAGTTGTTTAGGAATGTCCCCTTACCAACATCCCAATTCTTATTGATCCATCCGCTAACAGCGGCATCTGGGAATCGATCATAGTCCTCTGATCGGCCCGTTTCCTTTGCCCACCTGCGAAGTTCCTGGGCATTCGGCTTTCTCTTCCCAAGCCATTCCGAAGATGGGGCCGCATTCTTCCAGTCAGAAATATGCCCACCTTCGCCCTCTGCTTGATACCCACCAGCCTCTGGCCCTGCAATCTCTACCAGACGTGGATCGCCAGCGGCAACCCCAGCGTCGAACCACTGCTGTACCCACTGGTCATACTGTGGAGTGCCTGGATTGACACCAGCCGGTGGCTGCATCCCCACTTGTGCAGCGGCCTGCTTAGCTTTTTGTAGATTGGCCATGGGTTACTCCTCTTCTCCCTCGATAATAGCAGAGCCTAGTAACTTCAGGAGTCTTGCCTTCTGCTTCCAAGAGTCTTTGACCATGCGTTTTTTTGTATACTCTCTCACACGAATCTCATCCCAATCCGGGTGACGTATATGACAAAGCTCATGAGTAAGCGTGTCCAAAATCTGACTGCCTCGCGGGTCCAGCGTGATTGTACGACCCTGTGCCGTTCCATGTAAGAATTCGCCAGACTCTCTAACTGATTTGTCCCGTCGGAAGATCGGAGCGAAGATGATCCTCACCGCTGGTTTCACTCATTTCACTCCTCTAGATGGCCGCTGTAACCCATTTTGCCTCGGAGATCTTATTCCCCTCTGAGGCTCTGTAGATATGCGTGTCATTGTACCGAATCTCATTCTTGTGACTAAGGGTGCCGTCTACACCGGTGTTTGCAACTGCAAAAGTTGTCACGGTGAAACTCGCGTCGTCTGTTGTTGGGAATGCTACGTTTCCAGCAGTTCCCCTAACTATAGCCGTTAAGTTTACATCTGCGGTTGCTGCTACTGCCGTACAGAATGGGTTGGCTGCCGGAACCTTATAGAGGCCACTGGCGGCATTGTTCCCCACGCCTGGGGCCTGAGTCATGTTGATGGCAGCTACGATGTACCCAGCTTGTGTCGCTTCTGTAGCGTTGATCTTGATGTCGTAATCAGCCACAACCGTTGTCTTGAGCGTGTAGGTGATACCACCAACAACGATCACCTTGGCGTTGGTTGGGTTTGTAGCTCCACACGTTATCACCGCTGTTGCGGCTACAGCATTTACAGGGATTGGATGCCTCGCGTCAATCAAGTAAACAGGTGGGCGCTCTTTTTGATATGCGTTCTTGCTTAGGTACATAGCCAGCCCCTAGGTAAGGTACGAGATGTGAAGCTTGTCTGAAGCAGTCCCTACAACATATACGTCCTCTGGGGCCAGCGTGACCTGTCCACCGGTCTCTGCCTTGACTCCCCACGGATACCCCGGCTCCAATGCGACCCATGCGTTAACACCAGCAGAAGTAACTGTGCTTGGCCCAAGGTAGAACATCGCAGCATTCCCTGGATTCGAGATGATATTGATCTCTTTTACTACCGCCGGGATCAGCGTACTAAGCTTTACCGCCGCCCCGGTTCCGACATGATATGCGCCTAGCAGTGCCATTTTGGCACCTCCTTGTTCTGATTATACGTTAGTACAGGCCAACTAGCAGTACTGCGGCAGTCCCGGTAGCCTTAACCTGTTTGACTCTCATATGCAGCATAGACCCAGTTGCCGCCGTGAGCGTAACCGTTTCACCACCCAACATCACAACCGTCAGGGTACCACCTGTACCAACGTGTATGTACCTAGTGACAAAATCCAACTCGACAGTATCGCTTGGGGTGATTTTGAATGCGTGTACCGCAGGTTGTCCAATCCCACCATCGCTTACATCAATTGCTGCCATGTCATGTCTCCTCTATGAAATCTTCGTCGTCAGAGCACTCAAGAATCGCCGTGATGTCATCTGCCGTGTCGTCTTCAACCTGATCGGCACTAAGTCCGATTGCGGCTAGAAGTTCGAACAGTTCATCTTCTCCGAGATGTAGTGAATGCTGTTCTGCGTCTATTACTAGGCCACCCTGCTCCGTAGGAGTGAAGGTGAACCCCCTAAGTCTATATCGAGCCATGTTATTTTCTCATATCGAAGAAGAGCCTCTTCCCACGCTCTTCAAATTTCTGAGTACCGTATTGCAGCCCAAGCTCTTTCATGTACGCTCTACGCTCACTTCGGCTGTTTATCTGGACTCCCTTTGCGCCACGTTCATTTACGCTGGTGCAGCGCGGATCCTTGCGGTCTAGTAATTGCGTGTCAACATACGGTTCAAAGGGGTCATCGAAGCCCTGCATTGTCCCATGATTGGCTGCGATGCCTCGGCAAAATGGGAACTGTCCCTTCCCGAAATCACTACCACACTTTTCGCAGTGGATCGTCTTGTCGTCCTTGTAGTACTGCTCTTCCACGCCTTATCTCCTAAATGAACTCAGAAGCATGTTGAGCATCCCGGCTTCAGGGTTGGGCCTCACCAACTCGTCGCTATACGGCCCAGGCGGTCGGGTTGGGACTGGCGACTCGTTATCCCCAGCAAATGGGGACAGCCCGGTCGCCCTCCTGATTGCAGCATGCTGTGTCGCCTTGTCTATTATCGGCTGCGGTATCGCCCCACCAGTTCCGATAGATTGGAGCAGTTGCCGTAGCTCCGGGGAGTCAAGCGTCGGGACCATCGTCGGCATCTCGCCCCGTTCGTCTCCGATTGAATACTCAGTGGCGTAGTCGTTGGTCCCAGGCACTTGGATCTGCCCAAGGAATCCATTCCTCTTGAACCCAGCGCCTCCGTGGCGTGGCAGATTCGGGTCGCCCTGTGGGATGCGGTCCATTATTGCTGCCTAGCCTTTTGGTTCGGCTGCGGACCACCGGCAGTGCCTGCTCCAGGCTGTGGACTTGGAGTGTTGCCCTGAGGAGCAATGCCTTTCGGCTGCCCGGCCCCCATCATCTGTGCCTGCTGATCCATCATAATCTTCTGCTGAAGAGCCATGAAGATGTTGTTCTGGTCGTTCGAGTTTCTGATGCCCATGAGATTCAGGAGCGTCTTGGTAAGAGGTGGAGACATGGCAAGCATCTGACCAACCCCAGGAGACGAGATCATATTGAGGGCCTGGATGAGTCGGTTGCCATGCTGCTCTTCGGTCACGGGGGACAAAGACTCAACGTCTACTGTCACGTCCCACATCATCCCGTCATCTGCGGCCTGAAGCTGCTCAGGAGTTATCTGCTGGAACTGCTGGGCAAGGACTCCTGGCAGACCTGGGAGTTGGCTGGGCTGACCAATCGGCTGGCCAATCGGGACACCGTTCTGGTCCAGCGGAGCCTCTTGCTGCGGCGGGCCTTGCTCCTGAGGCATCATCTGCTCAGCGCCCGGCATTCCACCCATTTGCTGCTCTTGCCCACCCATCGGAGGTGGCATCCCAGGCTGCTGCATCTGCGGTGGTGCCCCAGGCAATTGATTCGGATCTTGAGGCTCCGCTCCCCATGCCTGAAGGTTCGCATGCGATAGCTGCATGTACTGGTTGACTTGCTGCCCCAGTAGCTGACTTTCCATGCCGTAGGACTGACTGGTTGGGTCGGAATTGAGGACAACCCACTGCGGAAGAGTCATCTTCTCCAGAGCGCACTTTATGAGGGCTGTGCAGATGTCTGAAAGCCACTCTGCAACCTCCTGCTGCTCGTAGGAGTCACGTACGTCGCCCTTGGTGCCCATAGCCTCGACTTCGGTCGCTGTGGGCTTCCCACCGGCTCCACGGGTCATCCTGTCAACCGGAGACGAGGCGGATTGCTCTGCGAATCCAGAGTCGGACAGCGCTAGTGTCCTGATGACTGCGTCGGAGATCTGTGGCATCTGGACGGGCATGATCGCGGTCTGGGTATTCCCGTTTTCTGACGCTATCATGGTGAAGAACTCGTCAGTCTCCAGCTTCTCAAGCTCGTCGGCTGGGAAGGAAGCCTTGTCGTAGATGTAACGTGGACGAGTCCCCTTACGGACGATGCGCAGCCACTCACGGCTATCGTTGAACTCGTCCTGCTCTGTAAGCTGGTTAAAGACCGGTGGGTTCGGATACCACTCACCCGGCATCACCTCAAAGCGCAGGATCGAAATCGGAAGGTAGTAATACTCGTTGACCTTCAGAATGCGCTCATGTCCCTCTGCCAGGACGTAGCGCTTCTTCTCACGTTGGTCCCAGATCTTCCACACGCGAACCATGTCGGGCGGGATGTCCTTCGCCTTGTCGTCCTTGATGGTCGGAATCAGATCTTTGTCTAGGCCACCACCGCCCTCACTGACGATCTTTGCCGTGGCCTTGAGATCTTTAGTGTTCTCAAAGGATTCGCAGCGCTTCACGTCCTCTACGAACATCCACTCCCAGTAGCCGATCCAGTCCTGACTCTCGGTGGCTGATCTGTCGTTCGATGAGACATAGAATTGGCGAGCGGGAATGTGCTTGACGTAGAACGTCTCTGCGTGAGGAACCTCCTCCAGCTTTGCCATCTCGGCCTCTGGAGTGTCCTCTTCAGCCAGGGCTCCGATCTCCTCAAGATCCCTACGGACATCATCGCTCTCTACAAGCGGGGGCTTTGACAGGAATGGATTCTCGCCCCACTCTGCGCTGTACCCGACCTCAGTGACTCCGAAGGCCCAGTGAGCTTCCTTGAGACCCATCATCGTCTCTGGCTTGAAGCGTGTCTTCTTCTGCCTGACGATTGTATTGATGGTGTCCTGAAGAAGCTGCGCTCGTTCATGGACCTGGGAGCCAACCGAATCGGCTCTACCGTATGAGGGCTTTACGCGAACGTACGGGAAATAATAGAAGAGAGCGGGAATGCGGGTCTTCAGTGCGGCCAGAATCTTGTTGATCTGGTACTTCCTATCACCCTGAGCGTCTAGCTCGTCCTGGGAATCCCTCTGGAATCCTCTGACGTAGTCGTGAGATCTGTCGATCTCATAATCGTCCTCCCACGTCTGTTTCTGCTTCTTGGCGTTCGAGACACGCTTGAACCAGATTCTGACTAGATCCTCTTCCTTCTTGGCTTCCTCGGAATCATCGTCATCCTTGGTCCCAGCAAGAAGGGCTTCCGCTATGGGATTCATTCCCGTGTCAATAGGTGCGTCTCCGAATGGAATGCCCGACATTTCAGTTCCCATGGGTCTATTTTACCTCATCAGTATCCTCGCCCTCGACTCTTCCACTTCTGCTTCTCATGCTTGTCGCGCAGGTAAGGTTTATTGTCGATGACTGGGGGTACCGTGATTATCACCCGACCACCTCCAGTCGCCTCTGCTGTTAGTTTACCCTTTGGAGGCGAAACGCTGAAGGCTATAGGGTGAGAGTTCACCACGTAGCGGACACAGTCAAGCGCGTGGTCGGGTACTGATGGGTCTCGCTCGTCGGAGTATATTGGCTTCCCGTCGTTTTCACCGACCACCAGTCGCTTGGCGTTTCTGATCTCTCGAATAGCATGGTCGCATCCGTGGGGGTGTTCGTCGGACATCTGGACGAAGTATATGTGAGGCGCACCTCGCTCTCCAGTAAACGGGTGTCTGTGACCTCCATCGATCCGAAGATATTGGGAAAGCCGTTGTCTGGATAGCGCCTCGTTCTTGTCCGCAGGAGTCCAGTAGATCGCCGTATCTTCTTGGATGATCTTACGGTCGGTATACTCATCGGCCACCGACCATCTCTGCTGGCGACGGGTATAGCCGGAAATGTTGCGCGTCTTGTCAAAGATGCTCGCGTCTGCGATGTTGACACGGAACGTGAGCGGCTTCGATAGTTGCGTGATGGAACGACGATGATCGGAGACGTTGAATTCTTTGCCATCGTCTGTTACCCCAGGCTGGTAGTACTCCTGCCAGAAGAAGAGATTGTGGTTCTGATCAACACCGTACCAGAGGCAGCTTGTCGGGGCAGAATCTCCGTGGTCCAATACCCTTCCGAGAATGCAGTTGTTCTGGATATAGGAGACAATCTCTGGTTCGTAGTCGAGCACAGACATGTCGTCCAGTCTAAATAGGTGCCCCTTGGAACGGACCCACTCACCACGAACAAATCGTGCAACATAATCCTCATCCTGCTGGAGCAGGATATCGACGTTCTGCTCACCAGCAAACTTGTTACCAGTAGTCGGCATCATGATCTGCCGATATCCCTGGTGCCTCCACTTCTCCTGCCATGACTTGGATTCTGGCGAGAAGCGCTGCCAGAGCCAGTGAAGTTCCGGGTCTCCGTCTTCTGTAGGGTTGCCAGTCAAAACCAGTGAGATTGGGGCCACTGGCTGTTGGTTGCGATTCCTCCATGGCCATGGCCCCTCATGGGCATCTAGAACCCACTTGGGTACCTTGGCTCCTTTCCAACGCCCTAGACGGCCCAGAAGAACCGTGAAGGTACGCTCCTGCATTTGCTCAGCCTGATCAAGAATCGCTCCGTTGATTTCGAGACCTTTCAGGATCGTTGCGCTATTCGGTGAGTCGAGGTGGTGAAAGATGAATGACGATCCGTTGTCCAGCGTCACCTCTGTAGCTGAGGCCTGCTTGACGCGCTTCGCGTCGATCCACTGATCGAATGATGGGCGCGTCGTCATCGTCAGGTCTTTGAATGTCTTCCTGAGGATTGCAACCTTATAACCGGGGAAGTTGTCACAGAGCGCAAGCATGTGCAATATCGCTCCGCTCGTCTTGCCAGAGTTGAATCCCCCCATGGCGAGTAGGGGGGTGCCCGGCATTGCTTCTACGAGTTCTTTCTGTTGAGGAGAGGCCCATTCAAACGATACTGGGCCGTCTTGCTCCTCACTCTGATTCGTCACCATCGACCTCTTCGGATTCCACGTCTATTGTCTCTGGTATTTCAAGAGGCATCGGAGGGAGTATCGCTTTGTTTTTCCACGGGAACACGGTCCCCTGAGGGAATATGACAAGGGGTTGCGTTGGAGCGACATACCCTTCAACCTGAAGTTCTTTGTACCTATTCGCCAGACGGACGGCAGCATTAAACGCCAGCTTCACCCCTTCAAGCTGGCGGTCTTTGTTCTTGTCGTCCTTGATCATGTCTCCAACGATCACAGCCGAGTTGTTGGCTAGGCTGAAGACACGCGATTCGAATCTTTGCCTAGCTCGTTCGGCGGCGATACGAAGTTCTTCTTGGAACCGCTCTGAATTCAGCCAACTTGAAATCTTCCTTGGATCAACACCAACTTCGATTCCAACTGCGTCTGGAGACAACCCCGCTGACAAAAGAGACAGCGTTTTTATTTGCCTTGGGGTGAACTTCTTTGCTTGCTTTGACATCGGCTATTCCGAATTTTCACCCATTGCCGGTGGTACCGAGGGCTCCCAGGGGAGCGTTGCCGAATCGAAGCCCGCTGCATTCAAGTGCCCTCCTCCTCCGAAGGTCTTGGCAATTACCGAGACATCGAAGGCTCCCTTTGAGCGTAGCGAGAACTGCCAGCGCCCATCCTTTCGCCTGAAGTACCCAAGCGCAAATGGATCCGCCGGGTTCCTCTCTGCCAGCTTCCCAACGTGGTCAGAGGCATTCATGTATGGCGTGTTGATGCATGGAACCACATATTCCCCAAGCTGCTCATACGTGGCGTGCTCGATGACCTTATCCCCAAATGTGTCGATGTAGCGTACGATCCCCTTGCCAGCCTCTGAGACCTTTGAGAGGCCAAGGCTTTCGATTGCGTCCCACTCTTCGAATGTCATTGGAACCGAATAGCAGTACGCGGCTACTTCCTTGGAGAATGGACGCTTAAGCTTCCATAGATCCCTATCCTCGACGTAGTCTACAAGCCAGAAGCTGCGGTCTCCAGTCGGGCTTGGAATGTGCTGACCAGCACGCTTGCCATACTCTCGCGCTAGCTCGTCGTACAAGATCCCACATCCGCTACGGTGCATGTCAAAGACAACTTCGTCGTTCCGCTGTAGGCCACGGCGACGGACCTCTTCCTTGATCTGAAACAGGTCGGCCTCTGCGGTCTTGTGGTGATCGTAGATGAGCGTCCTCATAGATGGCTTGATGACCTTCTCGATCAGCGTCTCTCTCGGATAGGTGAAGTCAACCAGCCAGACCTCTCGCCCCTTGCAGTCGGGCGGCTCCTGGCCATACGTTGCCGGGTAGTACTCAACTGGCTGGTCAATAATGCTCAGCCCCTTTTTGCGGAACTTATCGAATACCCAGGCGGCGGTAAAGCCATCTGAACACGACGAATGGTAAATGAATAATATTGGGGCTCTCATTTGCTCTCCTTGCAGGTACAGTTTTCAGGTGGGCGATTCGTGAGGAATTGCTTCATTGCCTCATACCCTCGCCAGAAATAATTGATGCGACAGACAACACAAAAGTTGTGCTCGCAGTCCTCGCAGTACGTCACTAGCTCGTCACTCCCGCACAGGCAGCATCTGGTCCCCAAGCTTTCGATCAGCGTCAAGCTTTTCCTCCCATAGGCATAATCCAATGATAGCGTAGACTGCCAGATCGCGCAGAGAATCTTCGATGCTCTCGTTTGCCAGCTTCCCATCTCGCGCTGCTTTTTGGATTCGGATCATCTTGTCGTTAGCTCTAATCACGCATCCAACCCACGCTGGAATGCCAAAGTGTTCGCTCGCTCTGACGTTGGCGTACGGGTCATTGTATGTCCCGTAGTCTTCCATCTTTTTTGCGTGCATGGCTGACAACTCCGAGAGGATCTCGTTAAATCTCTCATCCTTCATTTGTAACTCCCCCCTGGTGTCGGCCACTCTTTTGCCACCTTGAAGAAACAGATCTTGCAATAGTATTTGCCCGTGTACCCCAGGAGATATAAGTGCCTGTCGTCTACGTCACCACATGTGTCGCATCCAAGGCAGGGCGGCATGTCTTTCCTGGGCGGCTTCTCTCTGAGGAAAGGCATCAGAAGGGAAGCTCTCCGTCATCGGGCTTGGCGTCAACGTACTTCTCGGCCGAAGGGTGGTCATTCGCAGGAGCGTCGTTGCGCTTCCCATTCGGATCTCCAAGCATGATGATCGTGGAGCCGAAGCCTGAGACGCGGAT